AGTCTTTCTTATCACGGTCAGACGTTTGGGTAAGGGATACACACTGAATATTCCTAGGAACCAGAAGATCCCCACTGGCAGTATGTTGGAAATATTTGGGGCTACCATTAACAGCCGTGGCCATTGTCAAATCACCACTGTTCTCGGAGTAAATACGAGAATATGCAAGGTTATTACCCTGACCAGCCATAAAAGTGACGAAGAACGGCCAGCCGCCAGACGATGCGGAAGCTCTAAGGTTTAACTGTGTCCCTTCGATAGCAACAGTTCCATTTATAGTTGCACCCCCGGTGAACACCGGTCCGGCAGTTGGTGCCCCGCCGAGGGCTGCAAGCCCTGCTGCTGCCGTTTTTGCACCATGCCCACCCTGAGCAACGCTTAGCGCAGTAGTCAAACCAGAAAGTGAGGTGATATCACTGTTTGCGCCTTTGGCCGCCTTAGCCGCAATTAAAGCTGTAATGCTATTCCAAGCGGGGCCGGTATAAGTTGAACCGTCGGGTAACGTGACTGTGATTGTTCCCGTTCCACTAAAGACCTGCTGCCAGTTGGCCTTATCCAAATTCAAGCCGCGGATAGCCTTCGCCACATCGGCGGCAACTTGCGCGGTTATGCCAACAAGGGTAGCATTCGGCACCGCTGTCCATGCGTTACCGGTGGCGGTTGGTCCACCATATGGTGTGATTAACGTTAGTGATGTTGCGGATGCTGTAGCTTTGACACCCAGGGTATACGTCACACCGCCGACAATAAAGACGATAAAGTCGTTTGCTTTTAAGTCGGTGGTAAACGCGGTTCCGGTACCCGACACAGTTGCAGAGTTATTGGTTAATGCGATGGTTCCTGCCGACATGTTTTGCTCCAGGCATAAAAAACCCGCCGAAGCGGGCTCATAATGATTAGTGAGTTCAGTCCAGGCGATATGAAACATCAAGCCTGACGTCTTTACGGGGGTTATTTGTGGCAAACTGCCAGCTGTATACGTCCTGCTTTATTGCCTTTTCAAAGTAATTTTTTGGCTCTGCATTTATTACTCGGATATTTCTTGTTCTTCCCTCTTCATTGATATCATAAAGAACGCTCACATCTCCTGATACACGTAGTTCACCTGCTCGGAACGGATATGTAACTTTATGATTACCTGTATTACATCCAGAAAGTATTAATGCAAATAATATAAATAGTGTGCTTTTCATCGGGTTTCCTTTTTTCTATATATAAAACCCGCTGTCGTGTTTATTCAAATCGAAAATGCGATCTTTGCGACAAATATAACTAATTAAATGTTGGGAATGATTGCATATGGGATCCTCAAGCCATAATTTTTCAAGGTAGCGGCCCACGTTCTTTGATTCTGTCTTGGCCAGAATGCGTTCAAAACTCCTCCTGAGAAAGAAAACATCAGGCCTGAATATCCCGACGTTCCGCCGTCACCTCCGAGGTTAGAGGGTGCGGCGCTGGCGAGTAGATAAGTTCCTGAGCCGATATTTTGAGAGTAAACAGAGTTATCCAAATCGAAACCGGCAGGGATATCAAAAAAACCCAACACCCTCGGGATCTTTGCTGCCGTGACAGCCGACCAAACCAAAGCGCCAGCTGCATTAAAGACATCGAGATAACCACTGGTTGTAGCGACATCCACGCCGGTTCGCGCCATTGTACCGGAATTGGCTGTCCCGTAAGGCTGCCCCCCGTTGAACATCATCTTCGCGCCATTGTTAAATTTGAACCAAAGCAGGTTGGCATCAGCCGGGTAAGGATTGCTTACATATCCCATATCCGTTCCATTTCCGATTGGGGTGCTGATGCTGTAAAAACCCGCATCGGTCACCGCACCGTAGGCTTTACTATCCCTCAAGTAAGTTCCCGTGAAGTCAGAGCTAACAACTAAAGCTCCGGCGGTGTTATAGGTCTCGAATCCACTCATAGAAATCCATACAGATAGACAGTAAGAGTCACAGCAACCGACAGAGTGGTTGTCAGAAGATAGGTATTGAAACCTCCATCTACCGCCCTGCACGCATAAAGGTTTGAAGGATATGCAGCGTTTGACGTTGCTACAATCACAGCAAAACTGCCCGCTGCTGTCATGCCAGAAAATGATGTTGTGATGACAGGGTTTGCAGCCACAGGCGAAGTGATATTAACCGTTCCCAGTAGGCGACAATTATAATCGCCAATATCAGCTACTAAATTTCCTGCCGCGTCCCAGCATTGAATGCCTTGGGGCATTTTTTTCTCCTTACCAAAGACCCATTCGGACACGCTTAGTGTTATTTGCATCGAAAATTTCAATAATATTATTGGTGATCACCATCCGGCCGGTGCCGGACGAGCCGTTAATATAAAACGTTCCAGATTTATTCAACTGCCAGCCTGCCGAATTAACAACATAGTTGTTTGACTGAATAAAATTACCAATCTTCGCGTTAGTTATCGTTCCTTCCTGGATGAACGCATCACTGATAAACACCTGTCCATTTACAATGGCAAATGGTGAATACGCAGCCCCACCACTGCCGCTCATAACAACAAACTGGTTAGCATTAAATCCAATGCGCGTAGTTACTGATTGTCCGGAAGGAGCAAGAACAGCAATCGTCATGCCAGCATCGTAATAATCCCCGTTGAGATTAACGCCAGCCTTCATGCTGTAGATAGCAGAGCCGCCTGAGCTGTCAAACACGGATGTCATTTTCTGCTCGAGCGCCGCGGTATTTAAATTTACCTTGTCCCCTACCGCGCTGACCTGACTATTCACTGCCTGAAACTGAGCAGAAACCAGCGTTGACTGTTCAGCAAACGATTTCTCAAGATCCGCAGTCGTCGTTTGTACCGTCAGGATGTCGGCTCTGTTTTCTCCGTAAAGTTGGAACTGATGATCAACGGAAGAATTGTTATCAAGTGCATTCTGCAGCAACCCCTCAATATTTGTTTCAATATTGCTGGTCAGGCGGTCGCCGTCAGCAGAACTAAGGAAATCATCCGCGATATCACCGAGGTAATCGTCGGCATTATCGTTCACCATGCCTCTGACCCAATCGGTATACCCTGACTCATTCCCGGTCTTATCCACCAACTGAGCGCGGTACCAGAAGACCTGGCCTGCCCTTAATCCCAGCTGCGTATAAATTGCCTGTGGATATGGGACATCAGACAGTAATAGCGGGTTCGACTGATCGGAGTTCGGCGTGTATTGGATTTCTGTTTTCAGCGTGTCAGAGGTATTTTCTGGGAAGCCCCAGTTCAGCTGAATTCCCCAGTTAATGCCTGTGGCCGCGAAACCTACTGGCTTCGGCGGGTTACCCTCTTTGCCCGTCAGGGTAATTTCAAGCGAGTATCCCCATCCGCTGGAGATTTCCGCTGCATTGATAGCTCGCACACGCACCAGATAGCGGCCAGCGTAGATGCCTGGCACTTCGAATGACGTGGTAGAACTTCGCGGCACGTTTACCCAATTGCCGTCGTTGCGCCGCCATTGGGCCTCATACGCGATAGCGTTCGCCGTCGTATCCCATGTGGCCCGCATTGTCTGAACGTTGATACCCTGGTTGACGACAGAGTAAGAGCTGATCTGGATATTAGCGGGCGCAAACTGACTACCCGGCGGGATAACGCTGATTGGCCGCTGATCGATTACTGCACCAGTGTCGATACGGGCAAATTTATCCGGATCATGCAAAACACCTGTGATGCTGTAAGTACCATCGTCATTCTCAGCCGTAGTCGTAATTCGGTATTGCTGAGCGTACAGATCGGAAGACTCAACAACCCAAACGCTTTCAGCTTCAGGTATCTGGGAATAGGATGTGCTGACGGTGACTATATTTCCGTTAACGGCCTGAATCGTTCGGCTCTGAGAAATACCGGTCGGTAAGTTCAGCTGCAACCTGTCGCCAGCCTTTGCGTCTGGTGCCCTGTCCAAGGTAACAACCCGGCCCGATACGGAACTGATTCGCCCACCCGCCACCCTGCCGGATAAGTTTTCATCCGCAACAGAGATGACATAGCCGGGCAGAGGAATATCACCATCAAGTCCTACAGAGAAGTTCACGACACGATCGCTGTTATTGGTGAGGATGCCCCAGCGACCCTTTCGGTTTGCTTCTGACTGTCTGGTACAGCCAATGGCGGTTACTTCGAGCTGGTTGAAAACCTTATAACGGGTGACTAACGCCTGTTCAAAGACTGGCTCCATCGCGTCTGCATAAGCATTATCAGGATCTGACCATGAAACGAGCGCAGAGGTATAACGCGTTTTTGACGTGCTGCTTGAGTAAGTAAAGAGCCCATCGACAACGTTGGCGTTCGTGAAATTGTAATCCACGTCACGCGGCATATCTGCAAGAGCAAAAATCTGATCTCCGCCCCAGTATGTCATCCCCCTGAATATGGCTGCGAAATCTCTCAGTACCGTATAAGCATCGTTTCTGTTCTGCACGTAGACGTTGCATAAATAGCGTGGTTCCGTGCCCGCCCCGCCTTTGCCATCAGGGACCATCTGATCGCAATACTGAGCAACCTGATGGAGAGTCCATTTGTCGATGTTGGCAGCCGTTAGGCGATCACCCAATCCAAACCGATCGGATACAACGATGTCATAAAATATCCACGCTGGATTATCAGTCCACGCCCACTTGAAATTCCCCTGCCAGGTGCCTGAATAGGTTCGAGTGATAGGGTCGTAATTATCAGGCACCCGTACGACGCGCATTTTTGCATCCACTGCAACCTGCGGAATTGATCCGTTGAACTGACTGGAGTCAAACTCGATATACAGCAGCGCGGTGTTGGGATAACGAAGCTTGGCGTCGATAACTTCGGTATAACTTTGCAGCGTCATCGTATCGCCGATTTTGGCGCTGTTGGCGTCCTGAGTTATCTTACGCAGGCGCAGCGTCCATGTGCTACCTGATTGGGGTAAATCAATGCGGTGGCTTCGCTCATAACCCGTGGTTGTTTTACCGGTTACAGAGGTGTTTACAACGGTTTGCCACGTGCCACCATCTGTCTGTAAATCTATGGCGTAGTTGATGCTATAACCAACTAGATCCCCATTATCTTGCTGTCTGAAAAGTGACGGCCATTTGAGGCGAAGCCTGACGGCGGACAGTTGAGAGTTAGAGAATGTTCGCGTCCAAGCGGTCGCGCTGCTGACTTCAGTACCGACATTGATTTCATTATTGGCGCCAGGCAGCCCCTGAATATAAGTTTGAGCCTGGGTGCCAGCGCGAAACTCCCACGCCACGCCGCTAAAGTTACTGGAACCGTCGGTATTGAGTAGAGCCGTTCCATCTAAATAAATATTCTGACCAGTTAAATCCCCCGCCCATTCACCTTCGCCAAGGGCAATTAAGACTTTCGCTTTCGCAATTGACTGAAGGTCATCGGGTTGTTCTACAGGCGTACGGGATGAAGAGCTGCCGCCTTTGCGGCCTCTGATTGCGGTAGCTGTTGCCATATTGAGCCCATAAAAAAAGGCCACCGAATGGTGACCTTAAAGGAATTGGAGGGATTTACTGCTGATCTTCAACGTAAATGCCCGCTGATATGATCGCGCCACCCACACGCCGGCGGCCATAACCAAGAGGAACCGGATAACCCTGTGAGGCAGTGTTCGTCACTCCGCCGAACGCGTAGGAAGCTTGGTTAGCTGAGTCTTGTTTACTGGCGAGGCCGGAAGCTTGGGGGGATAACAACTGAATCACGCCACCCGCTGCCATTGCCACGCCTGAAGCTAAAAGACCCGCGGCCAATGGGGATGCAGTACCGCCAGATAAAACAATCATTACCGCGCCAACCGCAACTAAAACTGCTCCCAAGACCGTTTGCAAAATACCAGCTTTTTTACTTCCAATAACTACTGGTACGATTCTGATAATCTCACCATTTACGGGAAACCCTAAATCTTCCTCAGCAATATTTTTTTTGTCTTTAAATACGGCGTAGGTTATCCCTCTCTTTTTACTGCTTTTCATGTATTGCTCAAAGTTAGGCAAGGTCGCTGCCAATGCTCTAGTTGCTTCAGATACCTTACTTATAGAACGGCTATGAAATCTGCCAAATATGCGCCCGAGGGATCCCGATAACTCAATGCGTGTCATAACTTCTTTCATCAGATTCCACCATAAAAAAAGACCGCATAAGCGGCCTTTTAAAAATTAAATTATTATCACTTTGGAAGTGTGACAGCTTTTATTTCAAGGTTGCCGCCAAGGTCGGCAAATAACCTCACAGCTTTATGCTGGCCTGCCGAAAGGCTAATTTCTTTTTCTGACAATGAATCATCAGAAATACATACTTTACCTTCCCCTTTAAAACCTATATTCCATTCGCCAGGCTTAAGGTGTAAGTCAACCCTTTCACCAGTGTTTAAGAGCGCGGCTCTTTCCCCATTAACATATAATCCATAGAAACAACCGCTACCAAGCATTCCTGTGTCTCTAACAACGGTCAGTACGGGATTATTTTCGTTGGAGTTTTGGAATGCAAAAACACGATTCGAAGGAACAAGGGATGCTTTATCAGGTGAAATAGCCGATGTGGCGCAGCCGGATGTCGCTATTATGCAGAGCGCTAAAATAATCTTCTTCATGCTATGTCCTTGTAATTTGATAAACTGATCATAGCTTTCATGTAAAACAAGGCAAGTCATTAAATTAGATCTTTGTGTCTGACAATCAACATCGTCCTTTCGCGCCAATAACCGCCGTAAGGCACTCGCTGGCTAAGCATGCCGTACATGTGGTGAAGAAGCATATTCCCCTCGAGTAAAATCCCCGCATGGTTCCACTTATCCGACTGCACCTGCATGATCACCATGTCCCCCGGCATCGGGTCTCCTGAGAATTCCCTGAATCCGCATTCGTGCCAGCATTCCTGATAGAAGTTGTCCGGATACTGACTTTCCCACCACGGATAATCAACGCGGTAATCCTTCAGCTCTAACCCGTGCGTTTGCCGGTAATAGCTCATCACCAGCCCCCAGCAGTCACTGTGGCCCAGCACAAACGGGCGTTCAATCAACGGAAGGTCGCCGCGTGGCTGGATAGTGCGAAGATCCCCCTCTGGCCAACTCACAATATGCCAGGGTATTTCAGTGGCATCACACTGCGCTTTATCCAGCTCGCTCGGTTGCGTGGTCGCGTCCGGGTGGCTGTGGACAATGGCGATAACAGCTCCCCAGTCCTCAGCACCAGCATAGCCCTCAGGATCGAGATGAAAATGCTCCGTTGGTTCTGAGGCCATATTACGGCAGGGAAAATACTTTATGACACGTGACTTCTGCGCCAGCACGCCGCAACATTCCCGCGGATACTCGGCCTCGGCATGAGCCATAATCTCATCGATAATCTTCTGTTTCATGATCATGTCCGAAGTAAAGATGTGCCAGGGAAACCGCCGAAGGAAAGCTCGTTGTTTTCCCCGAACCGGAGTTTGCAGCCTGTGAGGTTTCCGCTGCATACGTCCAGAGAAGGGTCGCTGACCGGTTTGTTAAACTTGTCGAAATAGCGGGTACCGGCATAATCGCAGCCGTCACCTGAACGGTATTTACCGCGAATAGACCAGGTGCAGAGGGAATGCAGCTGGCGTGTTGGGATCTGTAATCCCTGTAAATCCATCGGGCTGCTGAGGGTGAATTCGACCTGAAGCTTTGTCTCAACGCTTTTACTGTCGATGTAATAAACCTTAAGCTTTTCCTGTGTCGGATCCGCCGATGTATTACCTTCCGGGAAGTTTCGCGCATCGAGATACTTTGCCAGCGTGTCATGGATAGACACTTTGGCCTGAAGCATGTCGTCGTAAGCCAAACATAAAGCAGTGATAGAGCCGTCAAGATTGGCAACGGTAAGTTTCGGTTGCGCGCTGCTCCCAGTAGTTGAGGACTCAATCCCCTCAATTTGGCAAGGCCATGCTGCATACTCTATACCCTGCCACCAGATAGATTTCGCCGGAAGTTTCGACTCGTCATATGAGGGGGA